TGTTTCTTTGCTTTCTTTAACTTTGCAATTTTCCCTTTTAGTTTTTTTAACTTCTGTAAGGACTCCGATTCTAGCGTTACTGCAATTTTCTTCTCATTATTATGAGTAGCTTTTATAGAACGAATCTTGGAACGGTATTTAAACAGGTCAACAATATTTAAAAAGTTTTGAATTATAGACCGCTTCTCCTCGGCGGTAGCAGTAAGAAAATTCATATCATTCTGCTGTCCGAACACAATAGACGCTAAAAAAACATTGTAACTTATGTTTAAATGCGACTCTAAAAAAGCCTGAGTCTGTTGAATACCTTCTTTAGTTTGAGGTTTTCCATCAACTGTAACGATTAAGGAAGGGGGCTTTTTAGTTCTACATATCTCTACGTTATCATTTACTTTTAAGGTTACTTTACACTTTCCTTTCGTGTAAAAATTGACGACGCTCTTCTCACTTGTTTTTCGAATTGTCTTTCCGAACAGCGCAAAAACAATAGCTTCAATAACGGAACTTTTTCCTGCTCCGTTAGAAGAGGTAGGGGAAGTATCTCGGTTCTTTCCAACAATATTTACCAACCCATCAAATTTATCAAAGTCTAAGTCGACCTTCTTTATTGACAGGAAATTTTCTATCTTAACTGAATTAATCTTCATTTCTAATCTCTTTAAGGGCGTCTAATAGTTCTTCTTCTGAGAAGATGGAATTCTTAGCTTGAACGTACTCGGAAATAATGCTATCATCGAGTGAAAGTAGTTGGCGCGTAGGCGCGTAGGTAGATGTAAACTTAGGAAGTATATCTTCAAAAGACAATTCCAAATAGTCTACGTCGTAGTCATTTATAAGGCGGTCATGTATTTGCCGTTCCACATACTCATCTAAACGGTCTAACTTCACCCGTAAAATAGTAAAGAAATCTTTAAACTTATATTTCTTTGAATACGATTCTATTTTTCCAACATCACATACAATATGGCGTATTCCAGAGTTGATAGGCTTTCGAACTACTTTAGAAATATCTCCATCACGTACGATTAATTGTGTGATGAACTTCTGAGTGTTTGCCTCCCCAAAAGAGTTGGAGTATTGAGTTCCTAGTACATGAACCTTGTCATAAATTTTTGGTTTGTGAATATGCCCTAAAAACGTGTACCTGTCTTTCTGAAAATGCCACCTTTTAATTTTTGCCTCATAATGGTAACTGCCATTAGATACACACCCGTCAAACCCAAAATGACCAAACACGTGATTCTTTCTTCGCTTACTAGCTTTTAAAGCGTCGACAACTATCCGCTCATCTTCATAGTGTGGGATAAAATCAAAATTAACTCCACATATCCTAACAGTTTCGGTGTCGGTTATGATTTTAGCTTTTGAAGAAAATAAGGAAAGGGTTGTATCTGAAGAACCATCCTTGTGTACTGTATCGTGATTTCCTCTGTTTACATAAATATCCCTACATTTCAAATTATCTAACAGGTAATCAAAAGCAAGTAGTGAATCCCCATCAGGGTTTCTTTTATGGAAAATATCACCGTTAATAATTACTGCATCTGTATGCTTTTCATTAACTAAACTCAACAAAGTTTTCACTTGGTTATCTAAAAACCCTGGAATGTAATCACTCCGCAAATGAGTATCTGTTAATAAAACTATTCTACTGGTTTTCGACATAATCTAAAATGTTATTGAGGTTTGTGAGTTGTCCAACGTCATCAAAATGGGCTTCAGTGGCATCCCCAAAAGAATTCCCTACTTCGACATCCACCTCAAAAGGGACGGCAAAATCTAAGTTATAAAAACCTTTAAATGCGGTCGTGTCAGTCAGGCAACTTTTAACTAACTCAAGCACTTGTTTTGTATCAGACTTTGCACATTGAATTTCTACAGAGTCATGTACCGATGCTAAAATTTGGGCATCTACCCCACTAGCTTTCAACGCCTCTTCTAAGCCGAGAATACCTTGTAGCATCATATCAGAGGCAGAACTTTGAATAACAAAATTCATACCTTGGCGAAGTGCTCTAAACTGGTACTTTCTAATTGGGCTTGAAACATTCGGCAAATTTCTACGCCTTCCAAACAAGCTAACAGCGTGTTCGTTTTCTCTGATGTATTTATGCACGAACTTAATCCAACTAAAAACCTTGGGGTATGAGTCCTGGTAAGCCTTGAAAATCCCCTTGCAATAGCCGATACTCTCGCCTATCTGCTGAGATAATTTATGAGGACCTCCTCCGTACACAATGAGGAAGCTAACAGATTTTGCAATTTGACGTTCTTCTTTGGTTACCTCACTCGCTTCCTTTCCAAATACCAAAGATGCAGTAAACCTGTGCAGGTCAACACCTGAGTTAAAAGCCTCAAGGAGATTTTCATCTTTACAGCACTGGGCTAAAACCCTAAGTTCTGCTTGAGAATAGTCAGCCGCGATAAAAACTTTATCGGTATCAGAAATCATAAGCTTTCTAATATTAACATTGTCCTCCGTTGGGCGTGGTAACGTGTGGAAGGATACCCCCTTCCTCATGCCGTTACCAGCAGAGTATTGAGAACAGCTCAACCTGCCTGTAACAGTAGCTGCAAAATTATAACTAGAGTAAATCCTTCCGTCATCGTTCCACTCAATAGAACTTTCCACTCCCTTCACGTAAGTTTTGTACAACTTTGACTTACTCTTATACTCAAGGAGCTTAAGGATGAATTCCTTAACTTTAGCCTTTTTGGATTTCTCCAAAAGGTCAGTCAGGTGGCTTTCAGTGATAGACGGCTTTTTAGTCTTCGCCGAAAATTCAGTGGCGGTAAGCCCAAAACCTTCGCTCGTAAATAATACAGTTCCAACGTGTGCAGTAGAGTTTGGGTTTATATCATCGTCAAGAGGGTTCAACTCATTTATCTCTTCTACTAAGGACGCTAAGTTCTCGGATAGTAAGTCTTCTAAGACAGCAAGATACTTTTTATCTACCTTGATACCTGTGTACTCTACTTTGGCAAGCGTTACAACGATGCTTTTAAGTAGGTTATCGTACACATGATTCAAGTGAAGCTTGTTAATATCTTCCTTCAGAATATTCCAAGCCCTTAAAGTGAAATCACAGTCCATAGCACAACCGAATGCCATATCTGACAGGGGCATATTACCCCAATCAAAATTCGCTCCGTTAGTTACTGTTAACATTTAGAATTACCTCCGCATCTGTTTCAATCCAGACTTTTGCTCCACAGGATAGGGGTTTTTTAGGCGAATACACAACCTTGCTTTCACCGAGGATACGAACCTCATGCGCGTAGTCATTGGACTTATATGTTTTTACTGTAATCACAGGCTCATTCGTCCCGTATTTCTTGTTAGCACGAATCTTGTGCTGGTTTACATGTATTCTTTTTTTCAATTTACATTTCCTTTTTCCCTAGCGTATCTTAAAAGCTCCGCTTGTAGATGCCCTATTTCTATAATTACATTCACATAGCTTCGGTTGGTGGTCCTGTCCTTGTGAGTTCTATCGCCTACTTCTAAAATGGTAGCTAAACACTGTTTTAAGGCGTGAGCTGCCATCTTCGCTTCTTCTAAAGGTATATCCTTTAAAGCCATTAAAATGTCTCCAATTCTTTGGGGAAATACTGTTTTACTAAGTCCATAAGTGCGTGGGGAAGGTTCTCGTCCACCAATGAGTGGAGAACTTGAGTATCTTCTATGTTATTAAACTCCGAAACACCCCAATTCATCAAGAATTTTAAATCAAATTTTGCATTATGTGCAATTTTAACGATATTAGGGTTTTTCATTAAGGAGATTACACGACTTTTAATATGCTCCACTTCATTCGGAGTGAATTCACACTCTTTATGGGATATAGGAACAACAAAAGCTTGCTTCTCTCCGTAGGAAATCCCTAAAGTCATTAGCTTGTGCTTTTTGAAATCAAGACCTCCTGTTTCCAAGTCGAAAGACACCGCATCAGAAGCATCAACCGAATCCATCAACTCATTAAACCTGTCAATGTCTCCGTTCACCAACTCATAAGGTGAGCCGTCGAGTTTATTTTCTCGAAGGATAAACTTCGTGTACGCGTTGTCAATATCTTGAAGGAACAAACCTCTAAGTTTTGGCTCCGCATATAAGGAGAATGGGTGTAAGGTCGGAACGACCGGAATAATCTTCCCTTCAATATCAACAGCAAACTCTTTCCCACGCTTAGAAGTGATGCCAGACTTCTTTAAAAGGGTTTTCATAGCAAGGTTTCCAAGAGGGATGATGAGGTCAGGCATGATTGCCTCTAAGTCTTCCGCTAAGGCATCTCTGTGCCCTTTAAGTTGTACAGTAGTTATATCATCCTCAGTAACATTAAACGTCTTCACAGCCGCTACAAATTGGTATGAGGAGGGGGGGATTTTAGTCTTCCTTAAAAGGGAAGTTAAGGTTTGGTATTCTTCGTCTTTAAATTCAAAGACCTTTCCATACTTTTTCTGATAGCAATCATGTACGAAAACAATCTTCTCATCCCCTACAGGAATGCGAAAATCACAAACACCTTCACTTTCTTCAAAAGTTTCGAACAGTTTTTCTAGTTTATCCATCTATAATGAGTTTATGGCGACTAAGCGCAAAAAAAAGAAATTACATTACCTCAACAATAAAGAGTTTGAAGCAACGATAAAAAATTACCTCGAAGACCCCGAAACACACGAGGATGATTTGGTACAAAAAATGGACCTCCTCATAACAAACATCATACACACTTTTAAATTTAAAATTGATTCAGATGATGCCAAGCAAGAATGTTTCGTATTGGCCTTCAAGGTATTAAAGAACTTTAATCCCGAACAAGGATCGGCTTTTAATTATTTTACTACGGTTTTCGTAAATAATTTGAAACTTTTGTATACCAAGAACAAAAAGTACATGGAAAAAATTCAAAAGTATCAAGCTATTAAAGAGATAGACCGACAGCCTAATCAGCGGAATTAAAGTGCTTATACATTAAGGGAGCATAGTCCAGCTTGGTAATCCTGCCACGTCTACACGTAACAAGGCATGGTACTTTCGTAATCTTGAAAGCCATGAAAGCGTGGGGCAAATCCCAACTGTTTACAGTAAGTAGATCTTCGTCTCCTTCTTTCTGTGCCCATTTCTCAGCCGAGCCCATCATCTTTTGACAAAGCTCATCCCAAGTGGAGTAGAACAGCATTTGAAAATCCTTAGATTTTCTGTTCTTGATAGCGTAGTTAACGCGACCCTCCTTTGTAATTCTAGTTATCGTCCGCGACATCGGCTTTTTCCACCTTCACGTCAGTAACTTCTTCCGTAGATACAGAATCCTCCATAATTTGAGCTTTTTCTTCTTCAGAAAGATTATTAACCTTTTCGGTCAACTCTTCCATGAATCCGTTCAACCCTTTGTAAAAAAGAATTCTAGCGAAATCACTGTCAGTCATTTCAGGGGGTTTAGCTGCGTCCTTCAAAACATCCCACTGTGTAGTTTCGGCCTTGGTCATTTTAATGTATAGTTTCATGCGTCTGTTACTTTGTTTTACTTTGAACTTGATTCCGCTCCATTTAGCTGGATCGAACTCGAAAAGTGTAATTTTATCTAAGTTCATACTATTATAGTTTATGGTTAAAAAAAATGCTAAAAAACTCTTGGATTTGGAAAACGAATTTTACAAGAAACCGAGAATCAATAGCCGTACTAAGGGTAACACTTTTGAGAGAGCAGTTGCCAAAAGACTGAATACTAGATTCAATACAGAGGAATTCTGTCGAACTCCAGGATCCGGTGCGTTTGGTACTACTCATAAGCTCCCTCTCTATCTTAAAGTCCACGGGGACCTAATTACACCAGAAAATTTCAAGTTTATTATAGAGGCTAAGCGAGGGTACTCTTTACAGCTAGAAGACTTGTGGAAACCTAAAAGTAATTTTTATAAGTTTATTAAGCAAGCAAAAAGGGACGGTAAAGCGGGGGGGAGAGATTGGCTTCTTATTTACAAGAAAGACCGGCAAAAAGAAATTGTTGTATCTGAAATAGAGTTTCCTATCCAGCCTATTATTCAGGTCAAAGGGATATACAACGTGTATTTATTTGAAGAGCTCCTCGAGCTTCACTCCTCCAATTTCTTTCATAATACGTAGCATCGACTGCATGTGCTCTTGTATCTCCATAGCACCAATCTGCCTAAGTATATCCTCAGCACTCCGCATGCCAACAGCTTTCATCGTAGCTCCAGAGGATGACGTTACACCAATAATAGCATGAGGTGCTCCTGGGGTTTTTTTGTGCTTTCGAATTGTATGCTGGTGTAAAGGTTTGCCGTCAGGTCGCATACTGGAGTTCCATTGTTTTAAGTTAACGCCGTGACCTCGCCCTTTAACAGCTTCTGTGCGTACTGATGGGTCCTCTGATATAGCCAAATTAAATTGGTGACCGAACATCACGTTTTCGCTCGCATAAGAAATTCGACCTCCTTTGTTTTCCTCAATAAGCTGGTTACTTGTTGAGCTTCCAGTATTTAAAATTTGAAGAGCAAGGTACTTTGAGCCCATACGAGGGTCTTCTTTAGCTCTAGCTGCTCTACGATTCATCATCCAGTTTCTCATCAACTCATTCTTGGTCTGAATCATCATTGTTTCATTAGCTTTAGATGGATTGTCCATAAACTCTTTCTTGGCATCTATAAACTTTTTAGTATCTTCTTTTTGGTCGTATAGTCTCTGGACTCGGTCGTAATCTCCTTTTCCCATCTCTCGGCGTAAAGTTTGAGTTAGAGCGCGTTGAGAGGTAAGAGATGGGTCATCAAGAGCTCCTTGAAGCATCGTAAGCTCTCCAATCTCATTAGCAATCTCATCAGAGGCAAACTCTTCAAATTCATCCATCTTTTCATCAGGGATATCCCACTCATCTAAACCTAACCGTCTAGACTCCTCAGCTTGGGTTCTCATGGTTTTCATACGAGTTTTTAACAGCCCGAGTTGCTTATGTGCATCCATCATGGTAGCTAAATTCAAAGACCCCATTTGCGTGGAGTCAGATGGATTATTCTTTCCTGTTTTTTGTGAAATACCTAATTGGTCTTCTTCTCCAGGAAACGGTTCGCCTCCTACTCTCAAATGCTCCATGCCCTCTGGAATACATGCATTTAAAATTTGTACCGCTCTTTCGTCCTTTAGTACTGTAATATCAGCAGTTCTTTTATGTGCGAGACCTACCTCTCCGTTCGGTCCTGTAGTGGTCGTAACTCCTACTGCTCCTTTCCCCGAAGACCTCTTGGTGAAATCGGCTTCTTCCCCCCAAAGATTAACAAACCCATTACGTTTTACCATTTCTTCTGCGATGTAAAGAAGTATTACTTGATTGCCAGATTCTAGTTGTAGCTCTGGATGTCTTTCCTGTAGATCCTCTACTTCTTCTTTGATGTGGGAGAAGTACGGATGCTCCATAACCTCCTCTCCTTTCACACCGTGCAGGAGCTCATTTTCCAAATAGTTAATAACCCTTGCTGTGTTTGAGCCCATTATTTTTCGCACTACCTGCTCCACAACTGAAGAAAACTTCGAAGATTGCTCTGTGCTTAACTTTAACCCTTGACTCATTTTACGCATAATACCCGCAATAATAGACAAAGACTCATTAGCATCTCCAATTACCGTACTTCCTACACTAATCTCTTCCCGTAGGGAACCTTCTCCATGGGGTATGATTGGACCTTCCTCTTTAGCAGCGCAGTCTGTCTTCGTTCCTAAAGCTTTAGCCATTCGATACATAGCCGTATTGTGCCCAAATAGCTTAACTCCATACACTGAAGCTTCTCTATCTCCTGGCATATCATTAACAGCCCTATCAGCCATTATAGAGTCTCCATCCCACCATAATGCTGCGCCTTTATTACTTCCTCTCGTTTTAAAATTTCCTAACTGCTCTTTTTGCCCGGCAGTTAACTTACTTAAATCCATACAGTCGTCATCAGGGTCATTATTTAAAAGTACTTCGTTAAGCGCTTCTAAACCTTTTGACATCTCTCGGACACTTCTATTAAGCATAGTGTCATCAGCCCACATTCCATCCTCTTCCCCTAAGCCTACGTATACAGATTTCAAAATGTCGTTTATAGGACCCGAACCTCGATTTTGAAGCTGTGTGTTTAACCGTTTAAGATCATCTTCTGCGCTTGTCTTAGCTCCAACTTTTACGTTACCCCCTTTCTGTCTATCTATACCCCACTTATCAGTAGCTTTATCAGCGTTTTCCGCCAACGCATCAGGTGCGAAAGTTACGGGAGGGACTAAAGGACCAAAAGCTCCAGGCTTTCCGAAATCTGTTTTATTTTTCGTTGAAGTGGGAAGTCCGTCTTTAAACTCCTCTTGTTTACTCCTAAGGTACGCAATTACGTGTGGGATTTCCGCAGATTGAATTTTACCTTGGGAATTCCTCCAAGATACTCGTGGACTGTTTCTTTGTTTGGTTGCCCAAGGCAGGTAAGAATCTTTTTGGGGTTCCGGTTGGAGCTGCCCTCCTTCAAGGGCGTCTCCCATGGCAAAAATAGCCTGTCCTGCAACACTAAACTCAGCCTCTGGTATTTGGCTGGGAACCCATCCGTACTCATCATGGGATCTAGCTTCTACTAACCTATCAGAAAGCGAATACCTACGCTTTCGAAGTTTGTCATATGACTCTAGTAAATCGGATAAAACCATTATACATTAAATAGGGGTGTTACCTCGAGAAAGGCACACCCCTATAATAGGATCTTTTAGTAAAAAATTTAAACCAATCCCGAATACTGTACGGCAAAGTCGTAGCGGATTTCTACCTCGATAGTATGGAACTCGTTGGTCGTATAGTTAAATTCAGCAAGACGCCACGATTTAGGGTACGCGCCATACAGATGTACGTGCTTAACAGGGAACATGGTGTTATCAAGCTGATACAAGCGAATGTGGTTTTTAAACCCACCTACTCCTGTCTCAGTACTTGCCGAGCCTCTAATAAATTGAGGTGTAAAAGAACCCGTAATAGGGTCATAAGTGTTACTCATCCAAGAGAAGAGCTTTTCAGCTAACTGCCCTTTTACTAGGTTGTCAAAAGTGATAGTAACTGATTCAGGCGTAACTTTTCCTGGGTAGAAGTACTTATCATTTACTCTATCGACTACAATATCTTCGGATGCAAACCCAATCTGGCCAACGCTTTTCGCAGCCAAAGTAAGTTTTGATTCATCTTCCAGGCCTTTAGGGAGGGTAATTTCTACTTCCCATTGGTAAGCGCGGTATGACTCCAACCCGTGCGAAAGCATGGGAAGATTTTCTTGATTAAGAGTTCTGTTAGTTTGTGTTGCGTAGTATGCTCGGGCCATCGGTATCTCCGTATTATATAGTCTTTATTAGGCAGTTCCTAAATCTGCAGATTGGTTAGTTAGGTTAACTTCAAAGACCATGACTTCAGCGGTCTTGGTTGGTCGAATTAAAACCTTACACCATAGTTCGTTTCGATCGACTCGAACCGGGGTGTTTACCGTCTCATCACAAATTACACGGAATTCAGTAATACCTCGGCGGTTCTGAATATCAGAGAATGCCGGGTTAAGGAGATTACTTACTCTATTCCAAGTAACCACATCATTAGGCTCGAAAGCCAGTGCGCGAGTAGCGCTTAGAATCATTTTGCGAATCGCAATCATCATTCTGCGAACATTCAAGCGGTCTAAAGCGCTTGGGTTTCGTTGTGCGGTTTTTTGCCCCCAGATAACAATGCCATCTTGAGCAAACTTAGCAATTGGATTAATATTATTTCCAGCCTTGTAAAGACTATCACGGTCTCCTGTAGTAAGAGAAACTTCTACATCAGTAGGTCGTGTGAGTCGTCCTCTTGTTAATCCAGCAGGTGCAAACCATGGGTCAGCCATAATATCAGTAGTACACATCACCGAGATTGCAAAAGCATCAGGAGAGAGATACATATCTGATTTAGAGAAAGTATCAAAGATCTTAATCCAAGGCCAGTAAATTGCGGCATAAGAGCTATTAATTGCAGCGGTTCTGCCATCCCCTCTACCATCGTGCCAGTTTACTGCTTGTTGTGCTGTAGTTAAACTCTCAGGAGGATTAACAACGGCAATAAACTTCTGAGTACTCTCAGCCAGGGAAATCAAGCTATTTTGAAGAGCCTGGTCCGTAATGCCTGGAATACATGCCATTGCAATATCAATGTCATCTCTTCCTAAAGACTGCATTCCAGTTCCTTGGGCTGCGTTTCCTTGAATAGCGGCCCTAATGTCAGTGTTTACAGAACCTCCAGCATCACCAATGTCTCCGTTTACTCCTCCTTTAAGGAGGTAGGTTCCATCAACCGCCTTGATGTAAGACCCTGCAAACAAAGCCTCCTCATCTAAATCGGCGGCGGTAATCTGACCTCCAGGGCCGTAACTTGAAGCGCCGAGGAAAGTTGTTCCTGTAGAGCTCCAATAAACCGGAGGGGTCCAAGCTTCAACAGTGGGATCTCCAGCAGAGGCGCCAACACTTTTAAATTGACCTTTAATATTGTCGGAAGCGAGGGTTCCAGTGTTCCCAACGTTAATAACGTTTTCAGGCCAGTTTCCGGAGTCTCCATCCTTAACAAACTCTAATCCGAAGGATTCTTCTAACCCTCCATCTTTATAAATTTCTAAGTTAAACTCACCGGCAAGCTTGGACACGACTTTAGCGTGCAATCCATATGTTGAGGTAACACCTGACTTCGTAACAGAGCTATAGTTATACCCAGCTCCTGTCCAAAGTGATTCAAGAGAATAAACGCCTCCTGCGGAAGATGGGCAAATAGTGCACCCATATGCTGGGTTACCCGCATGAGAGTCACCAACAGCGGTGCCGGAATTAACGATAGCTTCGCCAGATGACCAGTGAAGAGGAGTAATAGGGTACTTAGGCAGCCAGGTCGCGTCTCCGCGTACTCCTGTGTATCCGTTTGCGGATACAGTAAGAACAGTAGCTGATCCCGCATGGGACCCTACAAAGTGAACGGAACTTGCGTCTCGTTTAACAACTGTCCAAGGCCAGTCACCATCTTGAAGCTTAGACACAGCAGTAACAAGAGTGTCAGCACCACCAGTGGTAGTTGCTGGGAGTCCATCTCCCGCTACCGTGAATGTGTAGTTGGCGACTCCATCTGGGTTGTTGGACGTTCCATTTTCATCTGTACTTTGAATATCAAATATATAAGTAGCAGAGGCTTGGAGACCGCTAACCGAAACCGCAGGACAGGTACCCCAATTAATAGCAGCAGAAGCATCTAATGCATCGTCTGTAGCACACCGTACAAAATACAGTGAATTGGTTCGGGTAAGAATCTCTAAAGCTGCTTGAAGAGCTTGTCCACCACTTACTTGGTCAGGTCGACCGAACTCACGTAGGAGTTGAGCGGCGCTGGTAACCAAAATGGCTTTATCTTTTTTTCCTCTTGCGGCGAAGCCAACTACACCAGGTAGTGATGCGCCCACTGCAGGGGGGTATTCAGAGAAATCTTTCTCTATTACGTAACTTCCGGGACTGTTGTATGTTGCCATGTTAATTTTCTCTCACGGATATTAGGTTGCGTCTAGCGAATTCTCTAACCGTATCAGTTAAGAACAGCTTTGGTACTTGCACGGAGGCTTTTGGGTTGAGCCAGTGATGGACATAGTCTTTTCCATCAAAAAAAATCAACTCTTTGCCTTGTGACGTTAGGTTTCGAAGCGTAATCATTAATATTCCTCTATTTTATTTATACGACCTGGAGGACAAAGAATGGTATTTTATCTTCTATATTTCGTTTCTATGTTACTGTGCGAGGATCGGCAGGATCTACCAAGTGATTTCTACGTTCAGGTAAAGCATTACCCGGAGTGTCAAATCCTTCTAAATCCCCTCCTGCAGCCTCTCGGTACTCTTCCTCCGTATTAAAAATAGCAATATCAACCCCCACATCTGTGATATTACCTGATTTTGTTAACAAATAAGTCTTATTTGGGATGTATGTGTCGAGAGAAATTTGTACAGATTTTTTAATAATCCTATCCTCTCTATCCCCGACTTGGTAAGTGGAATTATCAGAAACTTGAGTAATGTAGGATAGTACAGTGTTGCTACGGGACGTACGAATAGGCATCCCAGGGTTGAAAAACAATTGAAACTGCTCCATAAGCTGGTTAATGTCTTCTACGTACTTAGCCCAAAAGTT